AGCAAGTCATGGCACGTGATTACAAAAAAGAATACCAACGAGATTTAGAAACAGGAAAGTCTGGCCCGAGTAGCGCACAGCACGAGCGGCAACGTGCTCGACGCATGCTTGATAAAACCGGCGTAGACAAAAACAAAAACGGCAAAGCCGACAAGCGTGAGGGCAAAGACATTGACCACATCAAGCCGATACGCAAGGGCGGTAAGTCGGTGCGTGGCAACCTACGTATTCGTAGCAAGTCAACCAACCAAGGCGATAACGGTAAGTGAATCTAATCGAGCCGTCAGCTTTAGCAGATGTCTGGTACTTACGCTACCAGCACTCTTGGGTGCGGCTTGATTCCTTACCACAAGAACTACGTTGTATGGCTGATGCGCTTAAGAAAAGCGGCAAGCTTGAGTATCACATGATGATTGAGAAAGACGGTTATTTTGAAGTGCTAAAACTACGAGGAGAATCATGCAGATAATAGAGAACAAAGCTCTGCTTCTGCGCACACGCAACCCACACAAGTACAGCATCATTCCTAAGTTTGCAATCGTTGGCGAGAATGAAGGCGTATATGAGGTGGCTGTTCGTTGGGGTCTTGACGAGGCACGTGTGCTCAAGAACTTAGGAGTAAAGAATGTACCGTCACCTATAACCGCACGGTACGACTGGCCCGGACGGTTTAAACCTATGGCGCACCAGATCGACACAGCGGCGTTTCTGACTTTCAATCGCCGAGCGTTTGTGTTTTCTGAACCTGGTACAGGCAAAACGCTGTCAGCACTATGGGCGGCTGACTACCTCATGCGCACACGACAGGTTCGACGTTGCTTGATTCTATGTCCCGTGTCGATCATGCACTCAGCTTGGATGGGCGATATTGGCAACAGCATCATTCACCGAAGCGCTATCGTTGCGCACCATCAACAGGCCACACGCCGCATTGAAATGGTTCAGGGCAACTACGAGTTTGTTATTACCAACTACGATGGCTTGAATCTTATTGCCGATGAGATTGTCAATGACGGGCGCTTTGATTTAGTTATTGCCGACGAAGCCAACGCATATAAAAACGTATCAACGAAACGCTGGAAGTCACTCAACCACATACTAAAACCCAACACGTACCTTTGGATGATGACTGGTACACCAGCGTCACAGTCACCGCTTGATGCCTACGGTTTAGCACGACTCGTCAACCCTTTGGGTGTACCCAAGTTTGCAACAGCTTGGAGAGACAAGACGATGAACAAGATCACAATGTTTAAGTGGGCGCCAAAGGCAGACGCACAAGAGAAAGTACACGCCGCACTACAGCCAGCAATACGTTTCACAAAGGCACAGTGCCTCGACTTACCACCAGTTATTACGGAGACTAGAGATGTCCCCCTTACCCCACAGCAGAAAAAGTATTACGCCATACTTAAGGAGCAGATGCTCGTCAAGGCGGCGGGTGAAACTATTACGGCGATCAACGCCGCCGCCGAAGTTAACAAGCTCCTTCAAATTAGTGCTGGTGCTGCCTATACAGACAATGCTGAAGTCGTTGAGTTCGATTGCGCACCAAGACTAGCGGTGCTGATGGAGGTGCTTGAAGAGACAAACCGTAAGGTGCTGGTGTTTGCACCGTATCGGCACAGCATTGACACTATTGCAACGTACCTTGACAAGCACCAAGTATCAAACGCATTGATTCATGGTGACGTATCACCCAGTAAGCGCACCAAAATCTTTAAGCAGTTTCAAGAAGAACCTGACCCACGTGTGCTTGTGATTCAACCACAAGCCGCCGCTCATGGCGTAACGCTTACTGCGGCTGACACGGTTGTGTTCTGGGGGCCTGTGATGTCTACAGAAACCTATATTCAATGTTGCGCTCGTTCCGACAGGAAAGGGCAGACAAGCGATAAGGTGACGGTCATTCACATTCAAGGCAGTGACATTGAACGCAAGATGTTCAAGCGCCTAGCCGAGAGAGTGGAAGACAACAACCTTTTAGTAAAGCTGTACGAAGAAGTGCTTGACACGAAGTAAAATTTTAGACACACTACGAAAAAACAAAGGAGAGTCTTATGTCAGAAACCGTTCCACTGGATAAGCTGGCGAAGGTGTATCGCAAGATACGCACTCGCATACAGGAGTTGACCACAGAGTACGAGACGCAAGTCGAAGGACTCAAGGCTCAACAGCAAGAGATCAGTAACGCCATCAAAGACCACATGCTGGTCACAGGTGTTAAGACTGTGCGTACTGATGAGGGCACGATTATCTTGTCGCAAAAGACACGCTATTCCACGCACGATTGGGATTCGTTCAAGTCTTTTGTGCTGGAGCATCAAGTGCTCGACCTATTTGAGAAACGTATTGCTCAGACAAACATGAAGCAGTTTCTTGAAGAAAACCCCGGAGTTGTACCGCCGGGGCTGAACTCGGACAGTGAGTACGCTATCACTGTACGCAAACCAACTTCTAGGTAAAGGAGAAGTCCATGTCAGAAATGACCTTGTTTGAATCAGGCAACCTGCCTGCGTTTGCTAAGAACCGTGAACTGTCTGCTGTAGCCAAAGCCCTCGCTGGGGGTGGTGGCGGTGGTGGCGGTAAGCGCATTTCAATTAAAGGCGGTGTGTTCCGCTTGATTCATGACGGCAAGCAGATTGCCGCTATTGATGAGCGCTACCTCGATGTAGTGGTTGTGCAAGCCGCTGAGAAGATCAGCCGCACGTTTTACGCTGGTGCTTGGGACCCTGAGAATCCTGCGCCCCCCGACTGCTGGTCAGCAGATGGTGACAAGCCTGACAGTTCAGCGGCTTCGCCACAGTCACCGACCTGTGCAACCTGCCCTCAGAACATCAAGGGTTCGGGTCAAGGCGAGTCTCGTGCATGCCGCTTTAATCAGCGTCTGGCGGTTGTTCTTGCCAATGATATTAACGGTGATGTGCTTCAGCTTCAGCTACCAGCGACTTCAATCTTTGGTAAAGCTGAGGGTGATAATCACCCCTTGCAGTCTTACGCTAGGTTGTTGGCGTCTCAGTCCATCAGCCCAGAGATGGTTGTGACTCGTATGAAGTTCGATACACAGAAAGAGTCACCAAAGTTGTTCTTCAAGCCCGTGCGTTGGTTAACTGATGATGAGCACGGTACGGCGGTTGAGAAGGGCCAGTCAGAGGACGCCAAGCGTGCTGTCACTATGACCGTGGCTCAAGTTGATAAGGTTGTGGCTCCTATGCTTGAGGGTAAACCCCCAGCGGCAAAGGCTAAGAAACCTGCGAAGGCAAAGGAAGAGGTTGAAGAAGTTGATGAGCCTGAGCTTCGCAAGGAAGAATCCACACCAGCACCCACAAAGAAAAGCGACTTAGCTTCAGTTGTGGCAGACTGGGATACCGACGACTAATCAGCCGAGGGGGCACCGCAAGGTGCACCCCTTCAATCCTATGCCCTACTCAGACAAAACTAGAAACACCATCAATAACGCCCCCAAGACACTTGGTACTGAACTTGCCAAGTGGGCCATGTACAGAGACATATCTGTTAAGCGTGTTGCTATGGCAACAGGGGCTACCCGACAAACCGTTTATAACTGGTTCACTGGCTCAACAGAAGTAACCTCAGCGTACAAAGATCGCGTCACGACGATCATCGACACACTAAAGAAGGTGAGCCAAACCGAAGACGCATGGAGAGAAATATGTACGCAATTCAACCTACGCAATTGACCGACGAGGAGTTTTTCAGAACGTGTTTGCAAATTCTTATCACTGATGAGTTGCCTAAAACTTATCAAGAAGAACTGCTTAAACGCTATGAAAAAGCGCTTGACAAGCTAGCAGTACCCGCACAATAACAACTGGGAGTTGGTATGCAACCGCTTGATTTTCTAGCGGCGGTACTCCCGTCTTCAGGTTTTTTCTGTGCGGCTGAGTTCACCACCAAGAAAAAAGAACATGTCTATGTAGAAAGCATTGCTGAGCTTATTGGCATCGCCGACTCATGGGCAGAAACAAAAGATGTTTACTTTGCTTTGGCTTCTTTCAAAGAGGCTGGGTCACGAGTTGCAGAAAACGCCAATCTTCTTAAGGCGTTGTTCATTGACCTAGACCTTGGCGATAAAAAGACCTATAAGTCTCGTAAAGAAGCGGCTGATGCCTTTGAAGCCTTTATGGCTAAGACGGGCATGCGTGACCTTGGGCAACCCATTGTGGTTTCTTCGGGCGGGGGGTATCACATTTACTGGCCCTTTACTGAAGAAGTTGAAGTATCTAAGTGGAAACCCTTAGCCGAGAGCTTCAAACGCTTGTGCAAACAAGAGGGGCTTGAGATTGACTGGAACTGTACGGCTGACGCCGCACGTGTTTTACGCATACCAGGCACAGTAAATCACAAGTTCAACCCACCCAAGCCAGTTAAGATTCTTGGCGAAGGCACGGGGGCGTTTGAGTTCTCTGCTATTGAAGCGTTCATTACCAGCAAGCTGAAGGCATCCCTACCGACTGCCCAAGTCATCAGCCTACCCGGCGCACGCCCAACGTCCAAAGGCCAGCCAAACCTCACGCTGATGTCGAACAGCGTCACCATATTTAAGAACATAGTTAAGCGCACCAAAGACGGCACAGGTTGTGGGCAACTTGCTCACTATATGGAGAACGCCGCTGACGATGGTATGGAGCCTCTGTGGCGTGCCATGTTGTCGCTGGCTAAGCCCTGTTCTGACGGCGAGAAAGCTTCTGCGTGGCTAAGTGGATTGCATCCATACGATGCAGAGCGCATGCAGACAAAGCTCAACGAGATAAAAGGCCCCTATTCATGCGTCAGTATTGATAGTCTGAACCCCGGCATTTGCAACAACTGCCCCCACTATGGCAAGGTAACCAACCCGTTAGCTTTGGGCAGGGAGACAAAGCTCGACACAACCGAGAAAGAAATAAGCCTAACACCAGCACCCCAGCCAACCGTGACCGCACCCCCACCATCACCCACCATTAAACGCCCAGTGCCCCCCAAAGGCTACGCATACGGCGCCAACGGCGGTGTGTATATGGAGAAGTCAGAAACCGACAGCCAAGGCAACAGCACGGTGAAACAGGTGCCCCTGCTACCGTATGACCTGTTCGTTGTACACATTCTCTGCCAAGAAGGCGATCACATTATTTATATGCTGGCGATGCGCCCGACTGGCCCCCAAGAAGTAACTCTCGCTCAGAGATCTATTGCATCCAAAGACGACACAATTAAGACCCTAGCTCAGCAGAACATCATGGCGATGTTTGGGTCAGGCAATGACAAGAACCTTTACGAGTATGTGCGTGCCGCCGTTGAACACGCCTCAGCCAATCAGCTACCAATCCAAGTGCCTACTAACTATGGCTGGCAACCCGATGACAGCTTTGTATTCAACGAGCATGTTTACTCAGCCAATATGAGTCCGAGGCACGTGCCGATGCGGGGGCTGGTCAACATCAACAAAGCAACTAAACCTCAAGGCAACCTCGACAACTGGCGCAATATCATTAAGCTGTTGGCGGCAAGAAAGATGCACGAGATTCTTGCCATGTCGTTGGTGGGGTTCGGCACACCTCTCATGCGCTTTACTGGGTACGAGGGCTTTACTTGGCACCTTGGTTCAAGCGAATCGGGTACAGGGAAAACCCTAACCTTGGAACTGGCGGCAAGCGTATGGGGGCACCCAACAAAGTTCAGGGTTAACAAGTCAACCTCTGACGTTGCTATGCAACAGCGTCTGGGGCTTCTACACAGCCTGCCGCTCATTTCTGACGAGATCACCAGCAAGAACCGCAAAGACTTTGAGTGGGTGCCTGGGTTTATTTTCGATGTGTCTGAGGGTCTGGGTAAAGACCGAATGGAGGCAGGCGCCAACAAAGAGCGTGAGAACACAACGTACTGGTGCTCGATGGCGTTACTGTCTTCCAATAC